ACGGTTGCGGAGGTTAAGGCTTATATAGGTATAGATTTTACTACACACGACACGAAGTTAGATAGGTTAATAACGGCTTGTAGAGAGCAATTAGAGTTATACAAGTCAGTTACATTAATTGATAGTAGAACAGTTACGGTACTTTGGAAAGAGTTATACGATTGGGAGAATTTACCTTATAGCACTATTGATTTAGAAAGCATTGTAGCTGTAGATATTGACGATGTAACTTTAGACCCAACAATAGTTGGGATAGGTGGCAAATATCGTGTTTATGGAGAGTTTACTAATGGAATTAAGCTAACATACGATAGTACTCAAATAACGCTAACAGATACGATAAAAGAAGGCTTAATTCGTGCGGTAAAAGATTGTTTTGAACAAGGGACAACACCAAAGAAAGCAATACAAAAAGAGTTCCAATATGTATCTATTTAAGGAGTTAAAAGGGAAACGAAAAACGAAGGAGTTAAAAGGCAATAAAGAAACAAAATGGCAGGTAAAGATTTCACAGAACCAATTAGAGTCCTCTCATACGCAAAAACAAGAGTTGCAGGGGGAGGAAACACAAACGGTGCAGAAACTGTAAAGTATAATACTATTGCCAAGATAACGCCACGTTCGCAGTCACGTTATCAGCAAGATAGTTCAAGTTCTTTGTCAACGATTTATGATATTGAGTTTTACAGAAACCCAGACCAGTTGATTGATTCAAACGACACGATAGAATGGAGGTCTTATAAGATGAAAATTCAAGACGTTGTTGAAACTGACAATTATAGAAAATACAAAGTAAAAACGGTAAAACAATGAAGGTAATAGCAATAGAGAATGTAAGATACGAGGGTAAAGTTTATGCAAAAGGTGAAGATTTTGAGCATAAAGACCCTACAAAAGCTATTGAGTTAGGACTTGTAAAATTGGCAGAAGATGGCGAAGAAAGTGCGAGTTCAGGGGTTGGAGGAAGCGATAAAAATGTTAAAGGAAAAGGAAAATAAGATTGACCAAGACCTTATCAATATAACCGAAGATTATACTTTAAGAGTTGAGTTTTCGGCAGCAAGAAAAGCACCCGTTCACATGGGTCATTTAAGGCAATCGATAAGCCACGAAATCAAAGGAAGGAAAGGTTCTGTTAATGTAAACGCTGATTATGCACCTTTTGTTGAATTTGGCACAAGAACAAAAGTACAAGTTCCTTCGGGGTTTGAACAAATGGCATCAAAGTTTAAAGGTAGAAAAGGTAAGGGGTCATTTTTAGATTTTAAAGAAGATTTGTTTAAGTGGTGTAAGAGTAAAGGTATTCCCGAAAAAGCATGGTACGCGTTTTTGTTACATATTTTAAGAGTAGGAACAAAGCCACAACCTTTTTTAATACCAAGTTATTTAGAACAGAAAGTAAAGTACGAACAAGCGGTAAAGAAATATAAGAATGAAATCAGCTGGTAAGGCATTAAGAGTAGCATACGACACATTATTACACGAGACTATAACGGTTAATAGTGTTGCGGTTAAGTGTTACGATTACAAAGCCACAAGCGATGCAGTAAAGCCTTATATAATCTTTTCAACGTACAACCAAAACGGAAATGTAGGTAGCAAAAGCACTTTTGAGTACAACGCTACATTGAATATAGAAGTAGTAGATGGGTTTGAGGACGTTGATAATTTCGATAGAAGTAATATAGATTATATTTCAAATCGAATCATGGAGATTATAAGACCAACAACTACAAGTATAGCTTTAAATCCTACGGGCTTTACTGTTATTACATTGAATCTACAGGGGTCATACGATACCTTTTTAGAGACAGAAAGCGAGAATTTGTATAGAAACATTTTAATTATAGAACATTTAATTACAGAATAATATGGCAAAGTTTAATGGCACGATGTTTAAATTGTTTGTTGACGCATCGACAGACGTTGAATTTGACGAGCAATCAGAGTTAAGTATCGATGTAACAGTAGATTCAATCGATTATACATCAAAAGATTCTGCTGGTTGGGCTGAACCTGGCAACGGTCTAAGGCATTGGTCGGGTTCATGTACTATTATAGTAGATTGGCAAGAAGCGACTAAAAAACAGTACAAAGATATTTTTACTGCAATTACAGACAGAACAAGCCTTAGTTTGATTGCGAAAATGTCAACGGCGGTAACTGGTGACGTATCGCTTTCGGGAACTGCAAAGATTGATAGTGTTAACCTTTCTGCACCTATGGAAGACAAGGTAACTGCATCATTTAATTTCACTGGTTCGGGAGCATTAACATTAGCATCTACAGTATGATATTTAAACTAAAAGCAACAATAGACGAAACCGAATTTGAGGTTAAAGCCTTATTCGGGATGGAAGCAAATGTAAGCACCGCAGAATTAAGGGGTGAAACGTTAACAGAAATGTTTATGGCAGTAGCTTCTTACATGGGTGAAGAAAAACCCGATGGTATCGCATCGTTAAAGTTTGCAAAGCAAGTGACCTACCAAGGGTATTTAAGTTATTGCAGTGCATTTGGTGAAGAAGTAAAGTACAATGAGAAAACAATCTCTATAATATTTGATTGTGCTGGTGATTTACAAGAAACAATATTTGAGTGGGGAAAAGTTTATTTTAGCACGATGCCAAAAGTGAATGACACCCCAACGCCTGACACAAAAAAAAAGTAGGGTTTAGTAAACCTATTTCAACTACGGAGGTTCGGGGTCGTGCATTTGGTGAATTAAATTTAACTATGCGAGACTTCGAACTTTTGAGTTATAGGGAGTTTGAATTGAGGTGGTATGGATATCAACGAAGAGAACAAGAGAAATGGAGGCACACACGAGAGATATTAGCTTATTTGGCAAATAGCCGTATGGGCGTTAAAAAGATGATTACAGGGCGTGAGATAATGCCTTTTGAATCAGAAAAGAAAGAAAATACAGAACAGTCATTTGTTGACTTAGTTAATTTATTGAAAAAATAATGGCAAATGCACCTCAATTAACGGTAGGGTTAGGTTTTGACTTGGACGAAGCAAGTGCAAAGAAGGTTGTTAAAGGGATGGAGCAACTTGGGGCGTACTTGGAAAAGTCGGCTAATGATTCAGCTAAAAAGGTTGAAAATAATTGGTCTTCTACTTTGGTCAATATGGCTAAGGGGTGGATTGCATTTGAGGTATCTACGCGAGGTTTTCAATTTACTAAAGACTTGTTTCTATTAGAAGAGAAATTCCGTTCAATGCAATTGCCATTAAAGAACCTTACAGAAGGTACGGGTGATTTTGGGCGGTCGTTATCTTTTATAACAGAATTAGCAGATAGAACAGGTCAAGATTTATTTGTTCTTGGTGATGGATATAAGGGAATTTATGCGTCTGCAAAACAAGCAGGAATAGCTACAGAGGAAGTTAATAAAATATTTAGTTCAGTTGTTCGTGCTGGGTCGTCTTTAAAGTTAAGTAACGACCAAGTTTCATTGTCTTTAAAGGCAATTGAGCAAATGATGAACAAGGGTACTATTTCAAGTGAGGAATTAAAGCAACAGCTTGGAGACCACCTGTCAGGGGCTTATGCTTTAATGGCTAAGGCAGCACAGGACGCAGGTATTTCTGTTAGTGGTTCAACGCAAGAATTAGCAAAGTTATTAGAAGAAGGCAAAGTTGGTTCTGCGTTAGTGTTACCGTTCTTTGCTAAGAGAATGGAAGAAGCATTTGGTAAAAATGCGGAGGCTAATATAAATACCATTTCGGGTTCTGCTAATAGGTTAAATAATGAACTAACGCATTTAATTGATGCTTTAGATAGTGGCAGGGTTATTTCTTTTTGGGCATCTATTCAAAATGGCATAGCGGATACGTTCAAAGACCTTACATATCTTGTTAATTCGGGGTCATGGAGTGAGTTTATGGGTTATGTCACGGGTTCTTCAATCTTAACAAAAGGCAAAAGAATAGGGCAAGAAATACTAACGAGAGATTTTAGTGCAAAGCCATTTAAAGACCAAGTCTTAGAATTTAAAAAACTACAAGCAGATTTTAACAAAGCAAAGGCAACTTCACAAGGATTGATTGGTGCAGGAATAACTCCTGATACTTCTTATTTAACACAAACTGCTGAAACATTAAAAAAGTATGCTGAAATAATTAAATCAGCACAAAAAACGGGTGGAACGGTTAAGCCACCAATGAGCCCAAAAGAGGGTAAAGAGGCAATTAAGGTACTTGATGAATTTAGTATAAAGTTAGACGAATTAAGTACAAAACATTCACAAGAAAGCATAGAAAGATTAAGGTTAGAAGTTGATAGATTAAAAAACTCTTTGAAACTTTTTGGTGCAACTCCTTTACCTAATATCTTTGAAGCAAGAGAACAACAATCAAACTTAGGAGAGCAATTAAGGAAGTCTTTTGATATAACACCATTGGGTGATGAATTAGGCAAATCAACAGAAAATTTAGCACAAAGATTTGAAGTATTAAAACAAAGGATAACAAGTGGCATAAAGTCAACTGGTGAAAAAGCAAAAGAAGAATTTGATATAATGGGCGAAATGTGGAGAAAT